ACCTCTAACAACATTTGCTTACCCATACTACACTAGATGTAGTTTTACATTACAATGGAATGGGAAAACAACAAGTTTTTACGGCGCCCCATCAGGCGATACGAACCTCAATAATTGGCGTTATATGTCAGGATGGTCTCTGGTTGGAGTACCGGTTTGGGATCAAGGGCAAATGGGTGGCGGTGGAGCGTCTGTCCCAGCAGACAGTTACTTTTACACAACTAATACCGGGTTCATAATTGATGGACCACCTAATTAATAAGATAATATAAAAACTAATTAAATGACAAAAAAAGAAAGAAAAGAATTAGCAAATTTCATAGATAGGTATAAAGAGATTGAAACTTCTATTGATCTTATGCAAAAGAGCATAGAGAGCCTAGCTGAAAAACGAGATGACCTTTTTGAAGAATTAGATCAAATGAAGGGTAAAGAAAAAAAGTTTATGGATAAGTTAATAGAAAAATATGGAGAAAGTAATGTTACTCCATGGAAGCTAAAACAGATCTACGAAGAAGGTTTATGATAATATTAAAAAACATAATAGGAATACTTACTGATCCTAAAAACACGAGAATGTTTTTATTAGGTGGTATTGTAGTGTTATGTATTTTGCTGTTTAGACAATGCGAAGAAACTGAAATTGCTAAAGGTGAAGCAGTCAGAATTGATAATAATTGGAAAGCTTCTTTAGATACAATTCAAAACTATATTGATGAAAACGGAAATGCAGCTGCACAGATAAGAGCACTAAATTTATCGTTAGAAGAATTAGAAAATGAATTAAAATTTGAAAAAGGAAAACCACCAATAACTGTTATTAAAACTGAAACTGTAATTAAAGAGGTTATTGTAGAAGTTCCTGTAATTGTATTAGATACTATCACCGGTAATTTTAATTCTGCATTAACATTTGCAGATAAAAAAGAATGGGGTAAAAGTTTTAGAAACATTGGTGGTTTAGTACCTTATGAACTTAATGATAGTGTTATAACATTTGGTGATGCAACAATAGAATTAGAACAAAACATATTTTTATCTGCAACATTAACAAGAGATAATAAAACAAAGGAATTATTTGTAAATCTTTTAACTGATTATCCTGGTACTACATTTAATAGTGCAGAAGGGATCTTAATTGATCAAAAAAGTAAAGCGTTTAAAAGTTTACAATACGAAAATAGAAAAACATTAGGCCTAGGTTTACAACTAGGAGTCGGTTTAAGTGGCCAGCAAATTACCCCGTATGTAGGGGTTGGTTTAAACTACACTCCAAAGTTTTTACAGTGGTAAATAAATAAAAAGAATGGAATCATCTAAATTTTTACAAATAGCTGACGGTATTTTACTAGAATATATTTATACTAGTCAATCAAACCCAACGGAGCTTAACACAGGTACCTATCCTATAGAAATTATGAGGGATGAGCATACTGGTGGTAGTTACCTTTTTAACACACAAGGTGTAGCGCCTGAGATGGGTAATTATAGAGATATCTCCGTTGCTGCTATTAATAAAAACAAAACACAGTATGCATATTTAGATACTGACATAGGAGTACCTTATAATGATTTTGATCCATTATTAACTAATTCTGCTGATTTGTTACAGGTATTTAACCCACAACAAAATATAGCATATGATAAAATAAGAGTACATTTTATTTCTGGTTTTAGTTTTACTGGATATGATGGTATTATATTTGAAACTTTAGTACCTAGGAGAGATGGTGTTTTACTTAATCTATCATCAATCAACTTCTTAAAAGATGATACACCAGTTTTTAATCCTGATCCAGTTTTAATAAATGATCAGTTATATGCTACATACATTGAGTGGAGAGTACCTTCTCTATTCTTTATGAATAATAGTTTTAATTCTGCTGTGTCCAATGGCCTAGGTTATAGATTAACAGAAGGCCAAGGTTTTTTAAGTACTCCAAATATTACATTTAAAGCTACAGGTATTTATGAAACGATTGTTGATAATGGCTATAGTTATTATAATGTAGAAGAAATAAATGCTGCTACGTTTGCGAGTAGAGATATTTATGATAATCTTTATGCAAGTGTTGTAGAGTCAGACGGTGGAGATTATTTTGAACTATCTGGGGAAGTTACAGGATCTACCTTTTCAGATTTTATTGCTCAACTAAATTCATCTGGTGGTGATTACATTGTATTCCATGAAATAAATGTTAGTGAACAGATTAATCAAAATTTTATCAAAACAAGTACACAGGTGTTTACACAAACCACTGGTTTTGATAATCCTATTCTATTTAGGCCTATAATTTTAAACAGTGCTATAGCTGCAGCATTTTCTATTAATTATATGTTAAGACTTTATAACAGAGCTGACAATTCACAAATTATAAAACTTGCTAAATTAACTTCATTTGATGTTAATAAGTATGGAAGAAGATTAATGAAAATAAATTTAGGAGTTGTACCAACGGTTGCAAATGTTTATAATCAAATAGCACCTGATGATGGGGAAAATATTATAGTTAATAATGGTGGGGTTGGTAATAACCCAGGGCAAACTTCTGACCAAATAGTAGAGAAGCTTGTTGTTAAAACAAAATATGTTACTTCATTTAGAGATAGGGTAAATGTAAAGGCTTCAATTTCACCAGCTAAAATACAAACAATAACAGAAGACGATGGCAGCACAACAGAATAATGCAGAATCAATATCTACACCTAATGTTAATAAACCAGGTGTTACTACAAAACCGATTGGTGTACAATCTAATATAGCTGTAAGCAAGACAGTAAATGAATACTTTAAAAAATTTACTTCACTAAATCCTAGTGCTGAGCCCTTACCACAAGGTGATGGTGTTATTAGAATATCTCCATTTGATGATTATATTATTTTTACATTATATGACGAGACTTCTGGAATAAGACCAAGTAATTCTAATTCTAAAGCAATACCTGGTATTTCTCCGTCGGCCGATGATGTTATTAATACTGCAGATACTCCAATAGATCTTAGTAATGTTGGAACTTTAACATTAGTATTTGTAGGTGAGAATGATGAAATAAGAATACCTAATTGGACACAGGTAAAGGATGTTGATCTTTCCAAGGGGCAAGTTTTATTTAGAATAAGTAAAGAAGATTCAAAAAAGATACTAGCATTAGATAACCAAAATTTTTACATATCTACTAGAATGGAAGATCCTAGTGGAGTTAGTGATGAAAGTGTATTGTACACAGGAACCTTTTTAGGATTAACTGATGCTGCGCAACAAACACTAACAGCTAAGATGAATGACCAGGCATTATTATATGCTAGAGAATTGGCAGGTTTGCGTAGTGTTATTGAAAACTATAAGGAACAATTGGCTGAGATGATATCTTTAGATCAAGATCAAAATTCTACTATTACTGCATTACAGCAATCTAATATAGAATTAACAAATGAAATTGCTATACTAACAGAAGAATTAGGTTCTACTGAAGCTGAATTGGTTACAAAGAATGCTCAATTAGCAGCACAGCAAGCAGAGAGGCTAAAAAAGAAAAGATCACAAATAAGGGCTATATCAAAAATTGCAGCAGGATCTAAGAAGGGTAAACAAATAAGATATAATCAACAGGCAGCAGGCTTGTTACAAGAATTTAATACAGCATCAAACCCTGTAATAATAAAACCTAGTAATGGTAACACTGAAAACACTGAAATAGATAATTTTTTAAATAAATGATATTAAGCGCAAGAAATAACCAGTTTAAATTTGAATTCCCTAGAAATTTTATACCTAAGGAACTTGTAGATAAGTATAAGCCATATTTAAATCGTATGCCAGGCTCTATGATTAAGGAGCCTATTGATTATTTTAATTATGGAATACAGTCAATGAATTTACCAGGACCTAGTTTTGATCCTGTTACACAAAATGATTTTCCAGGTAATACTAGGAGGTTTAGAACAAGCTTACCTAAGCAAGAATTATTTGATAAAGAGTTAACAGTGACCATGCAAGCATTTGATGGATGGGTAAATTATTGGATGGCTATAGATGTGTTTGATTATTATTATAGTAGAAGTGGTAAAGAACCCTTTGTACCTGAAGGTGTTGGTTTGCAGATGATTGATGGTGATGGTAATATTTTTGTAACTTGCCAACTGAAAGAAATGATTATGACTAGTGTTAGTGCATTAGATTTAAATTTCTCTAGCAACACAATAGAATTCCAAACCTTTGATATTAATTTTACATATAACATACTTGAAACTAATATTAATCTTGTCTAATATATAAACAAATAGAAAGAGCAATGAAAACATTTAAAGATTACCTTACAGAAAATTCTGATGACTCAATTGACATTCAAAATTTATTAAATGAGTCACATGAATTAACTGAAGAACACGAGGCAGCAATTAATGCAGTTGTAGATAAATTAGTAGAAGATCATAATAACGGTAAAGATTTAGAATCTGCAATGGAAGAAATAGTTAACGAAGGAATATTAGGTTCTATTTTAGGTGGTCTTACAGGGTTTGCTTTAGGTAAGGCTGTAGGTAAAGCAATTGCTAAAGTATTAGGTATTCAAAAGGGTGCCTTATATGATTTACTAACAAGTCGTTTGGTTGGTGCTGCATTAGGTGCAGTATTAGGTAAGCGCATTTAATTCATTATAATTGATTTACACAGGCATAGATTTCTCTCTTAATAGTCCAGGTACATGTACACAGGACCACAAAGGCAAATACACGTTTATTACATTCTTTAATTATGGGAATAGAATATGGGATGAAGAAGGGCGAAAGATTCCTAAAGCATTTTCAGTTCATAAGGAATTAATGGATAACAAAACCATTTTAGGATTTCCATATTATAGACAAGTAAAAGACAAAGACTTTTTACTTAGAGAACGGGAGAAACTCACGGACGGCCAAAATATAGCCGAATTAATTTCAAACATTTTAATAACCTTATATGGAACAGATAGTCATAAAATTGCACTAGAAGGATTTTCATACGGATCAAAAGGTAACTCATTTATTGATATTGTTCAGTATAATACCTTTTTAAGAAATGAAATAGTTAATGCATGGGGTGTAAAAAATATTTCAATATATCAACCTTCCCATGTTAAGAAATTAGCCGGTAAAGGTAATGCAAATAAACATTACATGGTAAAGGCATTCCAGGATGATGTTTTTAATGATAAAAATTTAAGGAAAACAGATTTGTGGAAATGGACTCAAGGTAAAGACTTTACAGAAAAGATCCCTAAACCGATAGATGACCTAGTAGATGCGTATTTTATATTAAATGCAAATAAAGAAAAAGGAAGTGATCATTAAATACTTTATACTTGAAAACCACTAAATACTTTGAATCTAGTAATTACATACTTCTCTTTCTTTAATTTAGTATATTTTATATATAGAGTTTAGAACTTAGTTTCAGAAAATTATGATAAAAGCAATAAAAAATAGAATATTTATTAAAAAAGATGAACAACCGGAAAAAATTGGTAGTATATATGTACCAAAAACTGAAGGTCAGTATGCTCCGCCATATTCTGGTACCATCCTTTCGGTTGGGTCTGATATAGAAGACTCGGATTATAAGGTAGGGGCAACGGTATTATTTCATGATTTAGCAGGTACAGAATTCAAATATAATGGGGAGACGATATTCAGCATTAGAGAAAATGATGTAACTGCTATTATAGAATAATTTTTTTATTTAGTGTGAAACTAAATAGAGATATGAATATATAATAAACAAAGGAACTGATATTATTCAGGGACTTATAAACAGGCATATAACAAGGCAAAGTATATTGGCAATTCCCGGGCAAGTTAAATAGGCAGCGCTGCGTTATATCCATTAATTAATAACAAAGTAAAAATAAAAAGGCAATTAAAATGGCAAATGAATTCGACATTTTCAGTGTAAGCGTCAAGGACCTTGACACTGGAGACAGACCCGCACCAAGTAGCGATCTGTACACACCAAAACCCGATCAGGGACAAGACGGTACCTACCGTTCATTAATTAGGTTTCTTCCTAATGTAAAAAATCCACGTAAACCTTTCGTTCGTAAATATGTCTATTGGTTAGAAGATAGAGATGGAAACGGCTTTTATGTAGACTCACCTTCAACTGTTGGAGAAAAATGTGCAGTACAAGACATGTTCTTCAAACTTAGAAATTCTGAATCTGCTGTAGACAAAAAGATGTCGGAAGGGCTTAAGCGTAGAGAAGTATTTTATGCATTGGTACAAATCGTAAAGGATCCACAAAACAGAGATCTTGAAGGACAAGTTAAAATTATGAAGTTTGGTTATAAAATCAAAACTAAAATTGATGAAGAACTAAATCCACAATTTGATGAACCCACTCAAGTATTCGATCCGTTTGAAGGAAAGAATTTTGAATTAGTAATTTCAAAGAAAGGTGGTTATCCTAATTACGATTCTTCTAAATTTCAAGGGAGTAGGTCTGCAATGACAATCGGCGATGAAGCAGTAACTGCTGATGATGCTGGTAGAACTGCAATTTTGGATTACATTAAGGATGCACCAGAACTAGCAAACTTTGATTATCGTCCATGGACTGATGAGCAGAGAAATAAAGTAATGGGCGTACTTTCACAATTCAGTAACCCAGGCTCATCTATTGAAACTGTTACAAGAGCTCAAGCTGCACCAGAACCTGTAAAGTCTGAAGCTGCCGCGGCAAGTGTAACTGAAACTGCATCAGCACCGGCTGCATCAGAAACTAAATCTGAAGATTCTTCTAAGGGAGATGATTTTGATGATTTTATTAACGGATTAGACCTTTAATAATATGGGAACAGAAGTAGTAATATCTTCTGAAATGAAAGCTCGGATCATCGATAAGGTGGTCCGAGTTCTTCACCTTAATCATTCTCATTCAGAAAAAAGGAGAATATTAGAAAGTAAGGAACGTTTAAATTTTGCATGCCCTTACTGTGGAGATTCACACGATTCACCTAGAAAGAAAAGAGGTAATCTTTATTGGAATAATTTACAATTCCATTGCTATAATTGCTCTGCTCATGAAAGCTTAGATACTTTTCTTAAAGATCATAATCAAAACTTTGAAGGTGAAGATCGTATAGATGTAATTAATTTCATTAAGGAAAATAAGAAAAACTTTTCATTAGGTGAAACCTTAGAATTTCATTTATTTGAAAAGGCAAATCAATTTGCATTATCTTTTGATGAGATCGCATTAGGATTTAATGTATATCCAATTAATTCTTTAACATATCGGGCATACCCATATCTTAAGAGTAGATTACTTCATCATAAGACTGAAAAGTTTGGTTATGACCCAAGAAGAAAAGAGCTTTATGTTTTTAATTTAAATTCTGCTAATAAGATTGTAGGATTTCAAGTAAGGGCATTAGATGATAACGGCGGTCCTAAATATAAAACCTGGAATATAGAAAGAATATATGATAGGTTAAAGAAACCTTTAAATGTGACAGAAGAAGAATTGGATTCTCTTAACAAAATATCAATGATCTTTGGTATACTTACCACAGATTTAAGTAGAGAGTTTACCGTATTTGAAGGGCCTATAGATTCTTTCTTTATGACAAATACTATTGGTCTTACCGGTGTTAAAAAACAAATATTAGATTTTGACGAAATACCAACCGTTAGATATTTCTTTGATAATGATATTGAAGGTAAATCTAAAATGATACAAAAACTCAAAAATGGAAATACTGTTTTTATGTGGGATAAGTTTTTAAAGGATTTTAGAATACCTTCTAAAAAAGTAAAGGATTTAAATGATTTGGTTAAATATGAATATAAACATAGGACTGGGTGTTTAAATCAGTTGGATAAATATTTTACAAATAACCATTTAGATCTTATATTTATATGATAAAAAATTATAATGAATTTGTGACCGAGCAATTTGATGATTTTTATGATGACTTAGAAACCTCTAAGAAAAAGATTAAACTATTTACTAAGTTTAAAAAAATAGAGGCAGCTGATGTAAAAACTAGTTTTTCGTTACCTCAACCTAAGCGCAAATTTCAACCAAAGATTAAACAATATAAAAAGACTAATAACGATAAAGGAATATTTTAATGGCATTTGACGATAAACAAATAAAGGAAGCTAACGAGCAATTAGAAATTAGATTAGGGACAGACCGAAATGATTGGAAGGCAAACATCAAAGACCTTGTTGCTAAGCTAAAAAATATGAATGAATTGGCTGAATGTCAAGTAAGAATGTTATCATATAGGCAAATCCTATTAGATAAGGTAACTGATTTTAAAACTACCATATATAAAAGGAATGCTACGTGGGATAGGTATTATAAACAACAATACCGAGAGTATTCAATTAATTATGATGTTAAGTTAACTAATGGTGAAAAGAACCAATTTATAAAAGCAGATCTTTCTTCTCTTAGGCAACAAATAGATATGTTACAATCTCATATAGATTATTATTATGAATGTATTAAGACATTAGATAATATGGCGTTTGCAATAAGAAACAGAATTAATCTGGATGATAAAGAATTTTAATGGAATTATCTCTGTCGGAAAATAAAAAGTTTTTAGTAATTGATTCATGTACCGAGTTGGAATATGAACAGTTAAAATCTAGTCTTACTAAGAAAATAGAAGGCTGGAGATTCCACCCTTTAGTAAAGAAAAAGGTGTGGGATGGTAACATTTCATTTATTAAAAGAAATAAAATTCCTGCAGGTCTATGGAAAGAAGTAATTGATATTTGTAAAGAATATGATTACCAATTTACATTAAATGGTATAACCGATATTTTTGATACCTCTATAGATGAAGAAATATTTAGATCTTGGGTAGATGAATTTTTTGATACCTCTGAAATTAAACCTAGAGATTATCAAATTGATGCTGCTCTTAAAATTTTAAAGTATAGAAGATGTTTAGCTGAATTAGCAACATCGGCAGGTAAAACTTTAATTTCATTTATGGTGGTTGCTTATATGATGGAACAGTTAGGTAAAAAGAAAATCTTAATGATTGTACCTAATGTAAGTTTGGTCGTACAGGCAAGTGGAGATTTTGAAGAATACAATAAAGGCAGAGTACCTATTAAGATTCAACAAATTTATGCAGGAGTTAAACTAAGAAAAAGTTCTAATGTAGTTATTGGTACATATCAATCATTAACTAAAAAAGATGAGGAATACTTTAGCCAATTTGATGCTGTCTTTGTAGATGAAACTCATAAAGCAAAAGCAAATTCAATCCAAAAGATAATGGATAAATGTTGGCACTGTGATTATAGATTTGGTTTAAGTGGTACTATTCCTAAAAGAGGAACTGTAAATAGACTAAGTTTAATGTCGGCAATGGGCCCTTTAGTTACACAAGTAAAGGCTGCTCATTTACAAGATGAAGGTTATATTGCAAAATGTAAAGTATTACAGATCCACATGGATTATGCAACAGATTCACAAAAAGAAGCATTTTCATCCCTTTCCAAAAACCCTTATGATAGACAAAAGTTATTTAGTTTAGAGCAAAACTTTATTAATGAAAGTGAAAAAAGGCTAGATTTTATTTGCCAAGTAATTAAAAAGTCAACTTCAAATTCATTAGTTCTATTTCATAAAATAGCATACGGTGAAAAGATTTACCAAAAACTTAGATCAATAACAGATAAAAAAGTCTATTATGTAGATGGATCTGTTAAGTCTGATTTTAGAGAAGAGTTTAAAAAGAGAATGGAAAAGAATGACGATGTTATAATTGTAGCATCATACGGTACCTTTTCAACAGGTATTTCTATTAAAAATATACATAACATATTTTTTACTGAATCCTTTAAATCAGAAGTTATTATTAGACAATCAATTGGTAGAGGTTTAAGAAAACATTCATCAAAGGATGTGGTAAAAATATATGACTTTATTGACGACCTACGGTATAAAGTAGACGACCATGACTGGGTGAATTACATATATAGGCATGGTATGGAACGAAGGAAAATTTACAAAGAAGAAAAGTTTCCTTTTGAGGTACAGAATGTTAGATACTAATATAGAATATCTTTCTCATGAGAGATGGATATATAAAAAAAGAATCAAAAAAAGATAATTATAATGAAACCAATCA